AGAAGAACTACAGAAAGCAATCGACGATGGTATTAACTACGAAATAGAATCAAAGAAATCCGTCGTAGAAGAAACAAAACAAATAGCACAAGAAGTAGCAGAAACATCTAAAGATATCATTGGCAAATCTGTTATAGGAATGTCCGATGAAGAGATTGAAAAAATGCTTCCGGACGGATCGGCTGTAGAAGATTATTTTGTTGACATGGAAGGAAAGCTACAGAGCTTTGCTAATTCTAAGACAGCACGTGATTTAGAATCAACTATGTCGGAAAATATTCCGTCATCGTACAAAGAACTATCTAGCGCCACAGGCCCTACTGGTATAAACATTGACAATATTGATTTTGGTCCAAATGGTCTACCAATCTTTAAACAAGTTAAAGCCAAAGCCGCTGAAGTACCGGCTGCAATAAGAGATAATGAATCAAAAGCAGAAGAAGCTAGACTTAAACGTCAAGCAGAACAAACTACTGCTCAAAAACCAACAGAAACAAAACCATCTGAAGGTCCTGCTAAAACTACTGACAAACAGGCTACTCTTAATGACGTTGTAGGAAGTTTAAATTCATTAAATAAGTTAATGGGACAACTTATAGGTCAGAACGATGAGCTGTTGAACAAGCAGATCAAAGCGACAAAATCAAGTAGCCAAAACATATTTGCGAGATAACGGATGAGTTGGAAAAAATATTTTACTCCTGTACCAACAGGAAACAGTTCAGGGAATTACAGCCCAATCGGTAGTACCAGCTCGAATCCTGGACCTGCAAGAACTAATTATTCTTCGTTCCTTCCGGACGTTTATACCGGTGCACCAAACAGAGTAGAACGTTATCTTCAATACGATACCATGGACATGGACAGTGAAGTTAATGCGGCTCTAGATATTATCGCAGAATTTTGCAGTCAAAAAAACAGAGAAAATCAAACACCTTTTCACTTGTTCTTTAAGAGCAAAGCTACCAACACCGAAATTGCTATTCTAAGAGAATATCTACAACAATGGTGTAAGCTACAGAATTTTGAAACTAGAATATTTCGTATAGTTAGGAACGTATTCAAATATGGTGATGCATTTTTTATTCGCGATCCTGAGAATAAAAAATGGAACTACATTGATCCAGGAAAACTAGTTAAAATTATTGTTAACGAAAGTGAAGGCAAAGAGCCTGAACAGTATGTTATTAGAGATCTAAGTCCTAACTTCCACGATCTAGTAACTACAGCGATCAATCCAAATACTACAAATACCAACAACAGAGGTACTAGCTATGTTGCCGGTGGCGCAGCCGCTAGAGGTATGACAGGCTCATACCCAGCTAATCCAGCTAGTTCCGGAAATAGATTTCAAAACGGTCAAGACGAACTAGCTATTGATGCAAAACACATAGTTCATCTAAGTCTAAGTGAAGGATTAGACAACAACTATCCATTTGGTAATAGTTTGTTAGAAAACGTTTTTAAAGTATTCAAACAAAAAGAATTACTTGAAGACGCTATTATTATCTATCGTGTGCAACGTGCTCCTGAGCGTCGTGTGTTTTATATTGACGTGGGTAACATGCCAAGCCATTTGGCCATGAGTTTTGTTGAACGTGTTAAAAACGAAATTCATCAAAGACGAATTCCTAGCGCAACAGGCGGCGGCACAAACGTTATTGACTCTGCATATAATCCGTTGTCTATCAACGAAGATTACTTCTTCCCACAAACAGCTGAAGGACGTGGATCAAAAGTTGACACATTACCTGGCGGTACTAACTTAGGTGAAATTGATGATTTAAAATATTTCACTAACAAGCTATTCCGCGGTTTACGTATTCCAAGCAGTTACTTACCTACAGGTGCAGACGACAGTCAAGCACAGTATAACGATGGTCGTGTAGGTACTGCATATATTCAAGAATTAAGATTTAACAACTATTGCATGAGATTACAGAGTCTTATGCAGGATAATTTTGATCAAGAATTTAAATTATTCTTGTACGACAAAGGTGTAAACATTGATTCAAGTTTATTTGAATTAAAGTTTCAACCACCACAAAACTTTGCCACATATCGTCAGGCAGAACTTGATAACCAAAGGATTAATACCTACGGTACAATTTCTCAACAGACATACATTTCAAAGAGATTTGCTCTTAAGCGATTCTTAGGTCTAACAGACGAAGAAGTAGCAGAAAATGAACGCTTATGGGCTGAAGAGAACGGTAAGAGCAAAGCAACAGCTACCGACAGCTCAGGAGAATTACGTGGTGTAGGTATTAGCCAAGCAGGTATACAAGCTGATACAGCCGCATTAGCAGATGAACCAGCTCCAACAGATGTTGCTCCATCTGAAGCACCGGCTGGTGGTGAACCAGCGGCGCCAGCCGCACCTGCGGCTCCGACTGCATAAATATTAATATGATTTTAAGAGAATTGTTTTACGCTGATAAAGATCTCAAAGCTGTGTCTAACGACATGCGCTATTCTGCTGATCGTGATTTTGAAGAAATGAAAAGATCAGACACTCGCAAAACTAGACTAACTCTTAAACAGATTAATGAACTAAGAAAAGCATCAGAAGCACATATTTTAGAACAAGAAAAAGAATTAGAATTTGTTCAAGATATGTATATGACACCAGCCGCTCCTCCAGCATAACTACTTAAAAGGTTAATTTATGCGGTGCTTTGTGCTAGGCAATGGTCGTAGTCGACTAAACGTAAGACTCACAGAACTAAAAAAGTTTGGCAAAATATATGGGTGCAACGCCTTATATAGAGAGTTTGATCCTGATTATTTGATCGCTGTAGATCCTAAAATGATCATAGAAATTAACAAAGCAGGATATCAACGAACACACGAAGTTTGGACAAACGCAAACGCAAAATACAAGACATTTACTGGTTTTAGATATTTCCAACCTAGTCTAGGATGGAGCTCAGGACCCACTGCCCTACATCTAGCATCATCGCATAATCCGTCTGAAGTGTTTATTTTAGGATTTGACTATGTAGGCGAGCAGGGCAAATTTAATAATGTATACGCAGATTCTTTTAACTATAAAAAATCATCTGACACTGCAACCTATCACGGTAATTGGCAACGACAAACTGAACACGTGATAAAAACAAATAAAAATATTAAATTTTATAGAGTAATTGAATCTAATCATTTTTATGACCCTGGTTGGAATTATCCCAACTTTAGACACATTTCATACGAAGAATTACAAAGGTTGATGAAAACGTGGCCAGAAAAGGCATAAAACACACCATTATCAACCCCTTTTTGTAATATAAAGTAAATATATTTGACAGCCTTGTACAATTACAGGAGGATAACATGACTGATCGAAATAAATTCGAGCAGATGCTCGAGCATCTTATTAATGATGAATCTGACAAAGCCAAAGAGCTTTTCCATCAGATCGTGGTTGCTAAATCACGTGAAATCTACGAAGATATTCTTTCCGAAGACTTTGAAGATCTAGAAGAAGTTAAAGACGAAGACGAAGACGATCTAGAAGAAGCCAAAGACGAAGATAAAGAAGAAGACGAAAAAGTAGAAGAGAATTTTGGCTTTGCCGAAGCTGACGACGAAGAAGGTGATATCGGTGGTGATGCTACTGATGATTTCATCGACGACGTTGATGCAGAAGACGGTGAAGACGAAGGTGAAGAAGGCGGTGAAGATCTAGAAGACCGCGTTGTTGACCTAGAAGACGCACTTGACGACCTACGTGCTGAATTTGAAGCATTAATGGCCGACGAGCAAGGCGAAGAAGAACACAGTGACATGGACTTTGGCGGCGAAGAAGAAATGGAAGATAGCCTAGATCCTAACTTTGTGCGTGAGTACGTAGAAAAAGTAGCTACTCCAAAAGGTGGCGACAACGGTGCTAACACAAAGAGCGCAGTAGCTGGTAAGAACGATATGGGCGGTACAACTGCTAATATCGCTCGTGGTGGTGAAGCTAAAGGTGAAGGTACAAAAGGCGGCCTACTAAATCCAAGTCCAAAAGAAGATAACGCAGGAAACATTAATGTTCCAGGCGGTAAAGCTGGCAATGCTTTCTCAAAGAAAGAGCCAGGACACGGCGCAGAGAAGAAAGGCGCAGGCGAATCCGCTGACAACAAGAAGTCACTTGTTGGCGGAAAATAATAGGATCGATAGATGAATTATCTTCGTGAAAACCTGAGTTTCGATCAAGCAAAAATGGTCGTTGAATCCGACGGCCATGACGGCAAAAACCTTTATATGAAGGGCATTTGCATTCAGGGTGGCGTTAGGAATCAAAATCAGCGAGTTTATCCTGTACAAGAAATTGGCAGGGCTGTCAAGACTCTAAACGACCAAATTACTGGTGGTTACTCAGTGCTAGGCGAAGTTGATCATCCCGATGATCTAAGAATCAACCTTGACCGTGTAAGTCATATGATCACAGAAATGTGGATGGATGGCCCTAACGGTTACGGTAAACTTAAAATCCTTCCAACACCTATGGGACAGTTAGTTAAAACCATGTTGGAGTCAGGAGTTAAGTTAGGTGTTAGTTCGCGCGGATCCGGAAACGTTCGAGAGGACGGTTCCGGAGAAGTGTCAGATTTTGAGATTATCACAGTGGATGTGGTAGCTCAACCTAGTGCTCCGGGAGCATATCCTACACCAATCTATGAACACTTGATGAATAATCGAGGTGGTTATAGTGCCTTACGCATAGCGCAAGAGGTCAAAGGTGATCCTAAAGCACAACAATATCTCAAAGAGAGCTTATTAGGAATAATAAGCAAGCTCCGATAACAAAAGGAGAATCACATGTTGGATGCACTAAAAACTCTGTTTGAAAACAACGTGATTTCTGAAGAGATCAAAGAGTCTATTGAGTCTGCTTGGGAAGCTCGCATCGTCGAGAATCGCAATCAAGTAACTCAAGAGCTACGTGAAGAATTTGCTCAACGCTACGAACATGACAAACAAGTCATGGTTGAAGCAATTGATCGCATGGTTAGTGATCAATTACAAGAGGAAATTGCTCAATTTGTAGAAGATCGTAATAAACTAGCTGAAGAAAGAGCCAAGTATGCAGTTAACATGCAGAAACACTCTGAGCTAATGAAAGAGTTTGTAGCTCGTCAATTAGCATCTGAAGTTAGAGAATTACACGAAGATCAGATTCAAATGGCTGACAAGTTTGGTAAACTTGAACAGTTTGTAGTAGAAGCTCTAGCTCAAGAAATCGCAGAGTTCCATACAGATAAGCAAGATCTTGCTGAGACTAAGGTACGCCTAGTCCGTGAAGGCAAGGAGGCACTTGCAAGAATGAAAGAACAATTCATTCAACGTGCGGCAAAATTGGTAGAATCTACAGTTGAACAAACTCTAACAAAAGAGATTGGACAACTAAAAGAGGACATCGAAACTGCACGTAGAAACGACTTCGGTCGCAGATTGTTTGAAGCATTCTCAAGCGAGTATCAATCAAGCTATTTAAATGAGAAATCAGAAACAGCTAAATTGCTCAAGGTCATAGACAAGAAAGATTTGGAAGTTGCAGAAGCTAAACACGCTGTAGCAGATGCACAGAAAATCTTAGAAAGCAAAGAAGCAGAAATTAAAGCTCTCGCAGAGAGCAAGCAACGTCAAGAAATTATGACTGAATTGACTGCACCATTAAATGCAAGTCAAAAAGCAATTATGTCAGAACTACTTGAAAGTGTACAAACGACAAAACTACGCAGTAGTTTTGACAAGTACCTACCAGCGGTAATTGCTGGCGAAGCTCCACAGAAGAAGAAGGCACTAGTAGAGGCAAAAGAAGTTACAGGCAACAAAGAAACCAACAGCGTAAGTAGCAGCCAAGACGGAAACATTTTCGACATTAGACGTCTTGCTGGTTTAAAACATTAATTTAGGAGAAAATAAATGTCAGAACTACTAACAAGCCGTTGGGCAGAGACCAAAGAGGCCCTATTAGAAGGCCTACAAGGCACCAAGAAATCTGTTATGTCAGCTACACTTGAGAATACTCGCAAGTATCTAGCTGAGAGCGCAACTACAGGTGCTACTTCTGCCGGCAACGTCGCAACTTTAAACCGCGTGATTCTTCCAGTAATCCGTCGTGTTATGCCAACCGTTATCGCTAACGAGTTGGTTGGTGTACAACCAATGACTGGCCCAGTTGGTCAAATCCATACTCTAAGAGTTCGTTACAGCGACACTCTAAGTGGTACATATGGTGCTACTGCTGGTGAAGAGGCTCTAAGCCCATTCAAAATTGCTGAAGGTTATTCCGCTAATAACGGAGCAGCCGTAACAGCAGCCGCTACTGCTAGCCTAGAAGGTGTTGCAGGTAAGCGTATGAGCATTCAGATTCTCAAGCAGACAGTTGAAGCTAAGACACGTAAGTTGTCAGCTCGCTGGACATTTGAGGCTGCTCAAGATGCACAAGCTCAACAAGGCATTGACATCGAAGCAGAAATTATGGCTGCTCTAGCACAAGAAATCACTGCTGAAATCGACCAAGAGATTCTTTCTTCTCTAGGTACATTAGCTACTGGCAACGGTAACACACAGTCTTTCGACCAGTCAGCAGTTTCTGGTACAGCTACATTCGTTGGTGACGAACACGCGGCTCTTGCTGTTCTAATCAACAAGGTATCTAACACAATCGCTCAGCGTACACGTCGTGGCGCTGGTAACTGGGCTGTGGTTTCTCCACAAGCTCTAACAATTCTTCAAAGTGCTACAACTTCTGCTTTCGCAAGAACAACAGAAGGTACATTCGAAGCTCCTACAAACACTAAGTTTGTTGGTACATTGAATGGCGCAATGAAGGTTTATGTAAACACATACGCTTCTGACTCAGCAAACGTATTAGTTGGTTACAAAGGTTCAAGCGAGAGTGATGCGGCAGCGTTCTATTGCCCATACATTCCTCTAATGAGCTCTGGCGTTGTTTTAGATCCATCAACATTTGAACCAGTCGTATCATTCATGACACGTTACGGTTATGTTGAGCTAAACAACACAGCAAGTTCGCTAGGTAATGCGGCTGACTACTTAGGTACAGTTAGCATTTCTAACGTATCTTTCAAGTAATCAATACTTGCAAGCTGTTGAAAAGGACTCTTCGGAGTCCTTTTCTTTTGAGTGATAAATACATTGTCTAAAAAGAACTCGTCTGTGAACGAGACTTATGCAGAAGTCCTCTGCGTAGACCTAGAACGTCAACTTATGGAGAAAACAAATGGGACGTCCAATTAATAAAAGAAAATTTGGTGCTACCGGTGTTGATGCAACACCAACAATTCCAGTACGCTTTAAACTAGGCGGCACTGTATATGAAGGCTACATTGTTAAGCAACGTGCTACTCGTAAATTTAACGTTAGCACAGACGACGGTACAACGGCAACTGGTGCTTGCACACTAACTGATGCAGTAACACCTGCTAACAACGGTGACGCAAGTTTAGTTGGCATTACAACCGGCGGTGGCGCAGTTACTATCAAGAAGTTAACCAACAGAGTCGCAACTGACTACAACGGTAATCGTTATACATATTCGTTAGAAGACGATTCTACTGAAACTTTAATTCGTTTAACAGCGATCTAATCATAGGGGCTTCGGCCCCTAATTAGGATTTATACATGACAAAGATAGTACGAGTTAACGAAGGCGATTATAGAGTTGGCGTCCAACCGGGAGGCACTATAACTCTTGACACCGGATGGCAAACAGGTAACGTTGAGGTTACTGGTAATCTAATCGTCCGCGGAGATTATACCACTGTTGAATCTGAAACAATGGTAGTTAAAGATAATATCATTGTTCTTAACCAAGGCGATTCTGGCCCAGGCATTACACTAAATCAGTCAGGTATTGAAATCGTTCGTACTAATGGTCCTAAATTAGATCCAGGCGAACAAAATGACGGTAATATTTTTATCGTATTTGACGAAACTGTTGATCATTTAAATCCAGCTACTAACGAAAATGAATACGGTACTCTTATTTTTAAAGCTAATGGCGGTAGATTAATTGGTATTAGAACAAACAGTATTAACACTAATGGCGGTGACCTAGCTTTAATTAACAGCGGTACTGGGATTATCACTGTTAGAAACACCAGCGCCTATGAACAGAATGTTTTAGATTATACTGATTGGGCTAGTTTATCTGGGCCGATACAGTTAACAGATGATCCAGATGCTATCCCCAATACACAGGCTCTAGCTGATTATGTAGAATCTCAATTATATTTCTTTGACGACTATGCTATTTCAACTGGTGATACAAAAGTTGAGTGTTTTGATACATCGGAAGGTGATGCGGCTAGCAAGATAACATTTGAAGTCGATGGTGTAGAAAAAGGACAGTTTAATGTAAACGGTCTTAATGTTGATAATATTAGATTACTGTCAAATACTATATCAAATACTAGTGTTGGAAATAATTTAATTCTAACAGCAACAAATAAAAATATTCAAGTTGGCGGGTATCTAAATTTACAAGATCAAGTATCAGATCCGTTATCTGCTGGCGGGTACAATAAGTTGTATTCAAAATCAACTAGTGGCCCTGGAGATACAGGTATATATTTTGTAAATACTAGAGATTCAAACGAACTAGTGAGTAAAAAACGAGCCCTGCTGTTTAGCATGGTGTTTTAAAGGATAAAAAATGGCGATTCGAAGTGTAGCAATTGGAACAGGCAATACAGATCTATATACAAGTAGCGGTAACAATGCTGTAACTACTATAATGATTTGTAATACTGCAACGTATAATCCAGCAGATCCAACAGCTGGTTCAACTTATCTCGATCTACATTTTGTCGCATCTGGAGACGGTATTTCAACTACAAATCTTGTTGTAAATCAATTGCCAGTGCCAGCAGGCGAAACAGTAACATTTGACACAGAACGAATTATTTTAGCTAACAACGATAGAATTGTAGCTAGCTCTGCTAGCCCATCTAATCTAGTAGCAACAATATCAACAATGGAAGTCTAATGCGTTATCTAAGACGTCAAATCCTTAACAAGAAAACAGTCACTGGAAGAAACAGCATATATGTTGATCAATCCGGTGAAGCAGTTATCGAATCTCGATATAGTTTGTTATTGCCAAGAGGCGATAACGAAACACAAAGCCCTGACGATTCCACAGGAGCTAGTTATATCAACGGTATGATAAGATATAACACTGAAACTGAACAATTTGAAGGTTATCAAGACGGCGCATGGCGCAGTTTTAAATTCAAAGAACCCGGAAACATTATATTCCAAGAGCTAGGTGTAGGTGATGCAGTAGAAGATACATTTGGTCCTTTAATTCCGGATCCTTACGCTCTAACAGCACAAAGCGAAGTTACGTGGAACGCTACACAAATGGCTAGAAATCTAGTCGTTTTAGTTGAAAACGTTTATCAAATAGGCAACGTAAACTTCACAGTAGTACAAAATCCAGGCGGCTACGACCCTGGAACATATCTAGTATTTGGTACACCGCCTCCTATGGGCAAACCTGTTTACGTGTACCACAACTTTGATCAATAATTGAACCGATAAATACTAGCATTGGAGCATTCAATGTCTAGTGTTGTCGGAAGAATCAGCGGTCAGTTACTTAACGAAAATCTTGAACGAGACGGTGTAGACCTATCTTTTGAGACGGATCTCGTATATCTTGACGTTAACAATCAACGTGTAGGTATAAAAACTGACACTCCTTATAGAACATTAACAGTTGACGGAACTACTATAGTTCCTAATATCATTGCAGATACTAGTTTTTCTACTACCGGTAGTGATAGAGTAACGTTAATTGGCAACGAAATTCTTAATCCTAACGGAGAAATTAATTTAACTGCGGCAGGTGCTGATCCAGAGATCACGGCTCCTCGAATTGAAACAGACGGGTTATTTTTAGACAACAATCAGATAGGTACAGTTAGATCAAATGAAAGCGTAGACTTTCATGTCACTGGTACTGGTCGATTAAACATTAGATCTAACACAGAAATTTTCGGTGATTTACACGCGACTGGTGATATTACCTTTGACGGTGACATTACTTTTGGTGATAGCGATGAAGACAGTGTTAGTTTTTCAGCAGATCTCGCCAGTAATATTATCCCAGATGCAGACGATACCTACACACTAGGAACTGAGACTAAGCGTTGGTCAGATCTTTACAACATTTTAGTAAACGGAATAGAATATACTACAGAAGAAATTATAGTCGGTGATGCTAATCTAACCCTTAGACAAGGGAATATCTTATATGTTTCTGTTAACGGAAACGATAACAATTCCGGTACACATCAAAATGATACATTTGCTACAGTATACAAAGCACTACAGACAGCAACTGCCGGCGACACGGTGTTTATCTATCCAGGTACTTACGAAGAAATATTTCCTTTAGAAATTCCTGCAGGTGTTACAGTTAGAGGAATGGACATACGTAACACAAAAATTGTTCCAGACTCGACTAGCGCCAATGAAGATGTTTTTTTACTTAACGGTGAAACAACTGTTGAAGATATCACTATCGCAGATTTTTATTACGATCCGATTAATGACAAAGGATACGCATTTAAATTCGCTCCAGGATTTAAAGTAACAACTCGTAGCCCGTATGTAAGAAATATTACAGTCCTAACAAAAGGATCAATTTTAACCACAGACGATCCGCTAGGTTACGATCAAGAAGACGCAGGCCGTGGCGGATACTTTGACGGCAGTGTAGCAGATCCTACTAGCAGAGAAGCTAGTATCTTGTTTCATTCAGTAACTTTTATTACTCCTAACGCAGTTTGTCTAACGATGACCAACGGTGTTAGAACAGAATGGTTAAATTCATTTATCTATTTTGCTCACGAAGGGTTGAAAGCAGTATCAGGATCTGCTGGTTTTGCTAATGACGGTAAAACTAGATTGAGAGTATACGGCATAAGTTCAGAAACTGTAGTCGCCGGAGATACCATCAATGTTGAAAATGTCAGCGCCGCTGGAACATTTACTTCGGCAGTAATAGAAAGTATCAGTTACGATAGCCCGTATACTGATATTGTTATAGATGGAAAAGTAACCGGCTGGGAAACATCAGCTGAACCACCCGATACAGATAATCAGCAGACAATAACATTTACAAATGGTGAAACGGCCAGTTACCTAGCAAATGTAGATTATTCAGATTTTGGTGCAGAAATACGCAGTATCGCCAGTGCCAACGTCTACGGTGATTATGGAGCTATTGCAGACGGTCACGGCACATTGATGTATTTGATTAATCACAACTTTGCCTACATAGGTGTCGGAAAAGAATCAGATAACGACGAATCGCTAGTAATTGAAAGTCAACAGACATTTACACAAGACGAAGGAAAAATTTATTTCCAAAGTGTGGATCACACTGGTATCTTTAAAGTCGGTGATGTATTTAGAGTTGATTCAGAAACAGGGCAGGTTACCTTTGCGGCCCAGAGCATTGACTTATCTGGCCTAACATTCTTAGAATTTATTGATGGTGATGAGACTACAAGGATTGATGCTAGTCAAACAACAACTGGAAACATACAGATAACTGAAAATACAATTTACAGTTTAACTAGCACGATAGAACTAAGTCCTCAAAACGACGAACTAAATGTCAACAGCGATCTAGCAGTTTCAAATAATCTACATCTAGTCAATGATTTATCTGTACAAGGTAATACTACCTTTGGATCAGATTCAGCAGATACAATAACATGGAATCCTAGACTAGATCAAAGTTTGATACCTATAACCAACAAAACATATAATCTAGGATCTGATACGAATCGTTGGAAAACTGTTTGGTTAAATCAATTAAACTTAGATGACATTGTTATATCTAGCAGTACAATTCAAACAACCTTGAGTAACAGTGATTTATCATTCCAAGCTAATGGTACTGGAGTTATTCGTTTAGAAGGTTTAAATTTTTCTAACGGCACTATTTCAGCTAATCAAACCAATTCTAATATTGAAATTACAACCGACGGGCTTGGACAGACTAAGATCACAGGATCTAACGCTCTAGTTTTACCAAAAGGATCTTCAGCTAATAGAACACTAAACCTGCCTGGAGAAATGAGGTATAATAATTCTTACAACACAGTTGAAGGATATACCTTAACTGGATTAAAAGACCTAGCAGTAGTTAGAGATTCAGATAGAAACACTTACATACTACCTGAATCTAGTCCAGGCGCATCAAACAACATTATTGATTTCTATGCTAATTCCGTCAAAACAGCCTACTTGTCAGAAAGTGCTTTAACTGCTATTAGATTTATAGTAGACGATCTAGAAATAAACAACAGAAAAATTCAAACTATAACAACTAATGCTGATTTAAACTTTGATCCAAACGGAACTGGCGCAATAGTTATCAAAGGTTTTAGGATCAGTAATAATATTATAGAAAATACAAATACCGATACTGCCACCACAATAACTCATGCAGGCAACGGTTATGTGAAATTTGTTGGCGGTGCCCTACAAATGCCACACGGGGGGGACAGTGACAGAACAAACTTCCCAGGCGGAACTCCGGAGCTCGGTGCTCACCGCTGGAACACTGACAGGGGTTATTTAGAAGTATGGAACGGCACAGCTTGGCAAATAGCCACAGGTGAAGGAGAAGCAGTTACCGGTGATATTATGTCAGAATTTACAGACGTCTATGCCCTTATACTGGGTTAAAACCAATAAATATAAAAAACAGGTGAAAATCAATGGCTATAGGTAAAATTACCGGACAGATGCTCAAAGACAACCTTGAAAGAAGTGGGGTTGATCTAGCATTTGAAACTGATTTAATTTATTTAGACGTTAATAATGGTAGGGTTGGTATTAAAACTACCACACCTACTCACGAATTAACAGTTAACGGTACGCTACGAAGTACTAACTATGAAGTTAGCGGTACAGCTAACATAGCTGATATTACTATTAGCGGAAACACTATAGAAAGTAATACATCAACACTGGCTTTAACAGCCAGCGGAACTAACGCGGCTGTTTATAATGCTAGATTAGTAGTAGACGATTTAGAACTAGAAGGTAACGTAGTTAGGACAACAACTACTAACACCGACATTGAAATCCAACCTAACGGTTCTGGAGAAATGAAAGTCTACGGTAATGCTACTGTCTACGGAGATCTCCATGCTACCGGTACTATCACTGCTGATGGAAATTTACAACTAGGCGATGCTAATACTGACAGTATCACCTTCAATGCCGACATTACTAGCAATATCATTCCAGATGCAGACGACACTTATACATTAGGTGAAAGCGGTAAACGTTGGGCTGACGTTTGGGTTAATAGACTTAATGCAGGCACAATAACAGCAGACGAAATTCTAGCTGGCGGAATTAATTTAATCCAAACTCAAGGACAGTTGTGGTATGTGTCAGCTAATGGTGATGACAGTAATTCTGGATCACATCAAAACGATACATTCGGAACAGTCAAGTATGCACTAAGCCAGGCAACAGTTGGCGACACTGTGTTTATCTATCCGGGCACCTATGAAGAAGAATTTCCTTTAACTGTTCCAGCTGGTGTCTCAGTTAAAGGTCTTGGTATAAGATCAGTAAAGATTACTCCAACTACTGCTACACAATACAACGATGCTTTTTTACTCAACGGAGAAACAACTGTTGAAGATTTAACTGTAGCAGATTTTTTTAGCGGCGGAAATTATTTTACTGTAACAAGTGCCAGCGCAGGATCTACAACTTTTAATGTTGGCACAACAACTTTTGCTCACACTTATGTTAGTGGTGGTACTATTAATATTAGCGGAACAGATTATGCTATTACAGGTGCAACCTATGATTATACTACTGGCATAACAACTGTTACACATGCCGGCCCAGATGCAACAGGATTAGAAATTTTTCTAAGTGGATTAATTTTTAGCTGTAACGGCGGAACTAGAACTTTTCCAGATAACGGATATGCTTTTAGATTTGCACCTGATGCTGTAGTAACCACTCGTAGTCCATACGTAAGAAATATTACTGTTTTAACTCGAGGTAGCGTAACCAGCACTTCAGATCCATTAGGATATGATGCAGGAGATGCGGGTAAAGGTGCCTATGTAGATGGTGCCTACGTTGGTGCTAGTTCTAAAGAAGCATCAATGCTTTTTCACTCTGTAACTTTTATCACACCAGGCGTCGATGCTCTAACAATGACCAATGGTGTTCGAGTAGAATGGTTAAACTCCTTCACTTACTATGCGACCAAAGGTCTTTATGCTTATGCCAGCAACGACGGTTTTGCTGGAGACGGAAAAACTAGAGTAAAAATTTCTAGTGTTACTGGTACTTGGAACATCAGTGACACTCTTACCTATTACGATACAGACGGTTCAACAATATTAGCTACAGGAACCATTGAAGACATTGATGGTGAATATTATATTATTGACGGATATGTTCCAGGATTCGAAACCATCACAGATCGTCAAAGCAAAACTGTTAGTGCGGTCGGCAATGCACAATTAAGCACTACACAGAAAAAATTTGGATCCGCAAGTTTATATCTAGATGGCACTGGTGATTATGCTAATGTTTCTAGCAATCCAGACTTTGGCTTTGATACCGGTGATTTTTGTATTGAAGCATGGGTCTATCCAACAACTACAGGAACATACAGAGAAATATTTGATTTAAGATCAAGCGCAGGCGATACCGGCGGCATAATTTTAGGTATCACTGATGTTAATCAACTATATTTCTATTTTAACAGCAACTACAGAATCGGCCCAGTAGGATCTATTCCTATTAATACATTAACTCATGTTGCCCTAGCAAGAGTATCTGGAAACACTAGAGCATTTATTAATGGAACACAAGTAGGATCAACTTACGTTGATTCTAATAATTACGGAACTAGACCTTTTAGAATTGGCGCAGATCCTAACGGTCTATATGCGTTTGCTGGCTATATTGATGAGATAAGGGTAAGTAAAGGAGTCGGTCGATATTCAACTAACTTTACTCCAGCCACTTCTGCGTTCAGCGGCGACAACAGCACTGTTTTATTATTACATCTCAATGGCACAACTGGATCTACTACATTTTTAGACGACGGTGTTACTCTACAAGATTTAAGAACTAGCTCGGGCGGAACTGCTAGCATTATTGATTTTGCAGACTATTCAGACTTTGGTGCAGAAATTCGAAGCATCGCATCTGCTTGTGTCTACGGGGAATATGGAGCCTACGGTGACGGCCAAGGCGTTATTGCTTACTTGATTGGACACAATTTTGCTTATATCGGCACAGGAAAACTAAGCAGTAACGATCCAACTGATGTCATACAAGCCAACGAAGTATACGAAACAAATGACGCACACATCTATTACACATCAGTCGACCATCAAGGCGACTTCCGTGTAGGAGATTTATTTCACATTGATCAAAGAAACGGCAACGTAACATTCTCTGCAGAAACATTCAATATTAGTTCTCTAACAGGAGTAACATTTACAGATGGTGTTAATCAAACTGTCATTGATGCTACAAAAATTGAAACAGGAAATCTACGGTTAACCGGTAATACTATTTCTAGTATCACCGACGAGATTAATGTTCAGGCTGCAAACAATCAAGTAAATGTAAACTCTAACCTAACAGTGGACGGTGACACAGAAATCACCGGCAACTTTACAGTAAACGGAAATGTAACTATTGGAGACGCTAGCACCGACTCGGTTACATTTAATGCAAGATTTTCTAGCGATTTAATTCCAAGAGTAACTGGTGTATATAATCTTGGTTCTTCTAGTTTAAATTGGGAGGATGCCTATGCTTCAAAAGTTGTCATAGACGACTTAGAAATCACAGGAAACTTAATTAGGACAACAGTATCTAATGCTAACATAGAGCTACGAGCCAACGGCACGGGTGCTATTGTTGTTGAAGACCTAAGCATTAATGAAAATGAAATTAGAACCTTAGGTACAAATCAAGATTTAATATTAACACCAAACGGCACAGGCGCTGTTAGAATTAATTCTAATCAATCGTTGGTAATTCCATCTGGAACTATAGCAGAAAGACCAGTATCTCCTGAAACTGGTATGATTCGTTTTAATGAAGATGAAAATATCTACGAAGGATATAACGGAACATATTGGTTACAGCTAGGCGGTATAGCCAGTGTTGATAGAAAAACAAGAATCACCCCTGAATTAACAGTTGGGGCAAATGACAATGTTATTAGATTTTACACCAATAACTATCTAGCCGCAACATTAGATTCAACTGCAATGAGTGTTAACTCGTTAGTGGTCGATGATTTAACAATTAATAATAACACAATTCGTTCAACCGCAACAAATGCTGACATTGAACTAGATGCCAACGGTACTGGTGCAGTAGTTATTAATGATTTTAGAATTACAAATAACACTATAACAAACAGCGCAGGAACTGTGTCGGAATTAATTTCAACCGGTTCTGGTTATTTTAAAATTGCTGGAACGAACGGTGTAGTTATTCCTACGGGAACATCTGGAACCAGACCAGGATATGCTGTTATCGGTATGATTCGCTACAACACTGAGTTAGGATTAACAGAAATTTGGGACGGATTACAATGGTCGTCGGTTGCTGGTTCCAGCGGCGCTATTAACGTATTACAAGCAGAAGAAATCGCCATCCAAGGCGCATTGATATTAGGATAAGATTATGGCAACCTACTTTAGAACAAAAGTTCATACAGATTTAACAACTACTCCGACAGATATTTTACAGACTGTCGATAACAACAGATTTACAATTATCGGTTGTAATGTAGCTAATAAGATTGACGAAGATATTATTGTTGATGTCTTGGTACAAGACGCTACCTCAGCAACTGGTTTTTATGCTAAAGGAGTAGTAATACCGCCTTACACAAGTGCTAAGATAATTACCAACGGTGAAAAATTAATTTTAGCAGAAACTTGTGCTCTGCGCATGACCTGTGATACAGAAAATGCGGCAGATGTAACAATTAGTTACGCTGAAATCGTTTAATAGGAGCAAGACATGAGCAATTACTTTTTTGGAAGACCAGCAGATACACTAATAGGAGAAGATCCTAGATATTTCTACGCTCTTAGAAGAACAGATGACGGCGAGCTTTATTTTACCAGAGTAAACCAGCTTAGTCGTGAAGATTCTGTAACAGTTAATAACGAAGGCGATGCTAGCGGAAACTACGAAGATTTTCAAATTGGGGTAGATTTTTTTGAAGGACGTGATATTAATCACGAGCTTGTTTTTGAAAACCTAAACTACGAACAGTACAGGTGGGATGATCGTAGTTTATACTACTATATTGACGAAGATGGGCAATTAGTAGTCAGAGTTAATACAAAATACACATATCCAACTGGCGTATAAATATAAGATCTAAGCATAATTGAGGTTAAACAATGGCTGAATTTAAAATAAGCAGAATTAGATTTACATGGCAAGGCGACTGGGCCGCCGGAACCGCCTATACAAAAGATGATATAGTACGCTATGACGCAAAAGTCTTCGTCTGTTTAGTAGGCCATACTGCTGATTTAGACTTCTATGAAGATTTAAATTACGTTGATGAAACAGTAACACCTAGCGTTCCTGACCCTAAATGGGAATTAATGTTTGAGGGACAAGCATGGGTAGGAAACTGGGCTCCAGAAACATATTATTCAATCGGTGAAATAGTTAAAGACGGCGGACAAGTGTATATTTGTACACTAGGTCACACATCGAGAGACAATCTAGCGCAAGATTCTACCAGCTGGACATATTTTGCTAGAACTGAAGATTGGAGAACTGACTGGGCAGTTGATACTTACTACGAGCTTTTTGCTATAGTTAAGTACGGCGGCATCGTTTATCGTTGTATTGATCCTCACCAGTCTGCTGGAACTATCGACGAAGGTCTAGAAGCCGACATCGCAAAATGGACTATCGTTGGCTTAACACACGATTGGAAAACTGACTGGGCTACTGAGACACGTTATAAAAGAAATGACGTTGTAAAGTACGGAGCAACTGTCTACAGATGTACAGAAGGACATACCTCAGCTACTAGTGTAGACGACGGCATCGAAGTAGACAGTGATAAGTGGGAAATAATTCATAGAGGTATTGAATACAAATTTGATTGGGATCCGGACACTTTTAAATACAAAGTCAATGACATTGTAAAATACGGTGCTAATCTTTATATTTGTACAACAGCACACGTTTCATCTGAAGAGTTTGACGAATCTAAATGGATCTTTTTTATCCCAGGACTGCAATACGAAGAAGACTGGCTAAGCCTTGAAACATATCAGCCAGGCGACGTAGTAAAGTATGGTGGTTATTCATATTATTCTAAAACATTAAACACAAATAAAGTTCCGTCAGTTGAGTCAGCTGATTGGGAATTATTAACCATCGGCTACAAGATGCAGTCTACAGACTGGAATTCTGCGCAACAATATTATGTAGGCGATGTAGTAAGAAGACAAGGTCAACTATACGTAGCTAGAGAAGACAACTCAGCTAAAGATCCCAACATTAGCAGTGAATGGGAATTACAAATCCCAGGTGAAAAGTATGTTGGAAACTGGTTTCCAGAGCAATCATATGCTATCGGTGACATTGTAACCTATAGAGAAAATACGTACCGTTGCATCACGCTACACGAGTCAGAAGATGCAAATCGTCCAGACAATGATATTGCAAAGAATCTAACGCTAAATGTTGGAGAATATTGGGCATTACTAATTGAAGGCGACCACAATAACAGACTAGAATATCAAGGCGATATTAAAACATACGACGTTATCGAAGACAGCAGTGCAGTACCATCAAGATTACCGATTGGTAATGACGGAGAAGTACTTCGTGTTGTCGATTCTCAAGTGTCATGGGAAAAATTTGGCGTTGTTAATAAAGTTTATTACGTAGCCACTGACGGCGTAGATGAAATTACTAGAGGAACAACATTAAACGATCCTTGGAGAACCGTAAAGTATGCTTGTCAAAATATAACCGGACCAGCAACTATTTTTATTAAAACAGGCGTTTATAAAGAAGAAATACCTATCAGCATTCCTGCTGATGTAGCTCTTGTTGGAGACGAATTAAGAAGCACAGTCATTGAACCGGCCGCTAACTTTGAAACTAGAGACATGTTCTATGTTAGAAACGGCACTGGCATTAGAAATATGACCCTCAGAGGATTATCTGGAACGCTCGGCGTGAGAAATAATTATGGAACGCAACGACCAACAGCTGGCGCATTTGTCAGTTTAGATCCAGGTTCTAGCCCGTTTGACGAAACTGTATGGATTTCTACAAGATCGCCATATGTACAAAACGTCACAACATTTGGTACTGGATGTACTGGATTAAAAGTTGATGGAAGTTTACACACTGGCGGTAACAGATCTATCGTAGCCAACGACTTTACACAGATCCTTAGTGATGGTATCGGTGCATGGGTTACTAATAATGGATTATCAGAATTAGTTTCTGTGTTCTCATATTACGGACATATTGGTTATCTAGCAGAAGATGGCGGCAAGATTCGTGCTACCAATGGTAACTCATCTTATGGTACATATGGTTGTGTAGCTGAAGGCTATAACTTAACTGAAGAGCCTATTACTGCTACAGTTAATAACAGAACACTGGAAGCACAGGTAGGAGAAATTTTTGCCGGACAACAAGGAGATAAAATTCTTGTTTTAGGTTATGCTCACGCTGGCCAGAATTATACAGGTGCAACTTACACAGTCAGCGGTGCAGGCTACGGTGCAGATTTAAAAGCAACAGAATTCAGAGATCGTTCAATTTTTGAAGCTAGGATTTTAGGCCCCGGTGACTCGTCTGCGGCCGGTGGCGGCGGATTTATCTCAACTGGTAACAATGCTCAGGCTGGAGACACTACAACAGTTACTATAGCATCAAACGATCAAAACACTGAAGCAGAATATCTAGGACTACGAGTCACTTTAACTAGCGGTACAGGTGTCGGTCAATACGGTTATGTCTATGCCTATGACGATGTAAGCAAAGTAGCCACTATCTATAAAGAAAGTGACGACACCCCAGGTTGGGATCACGTAGTTGGCGGATATCCTATCGAACCAGTGTTGGATTCTACAACTGTTTATCGTTTAGAAGCTAGACTAACATTTAGTGCGCCGAGTTTCTCAATCACATCAAGTAATTTACCGGCTTCTCAAACATGGACTTCTGTTGTCTACGGTAATAGCAGATTTGTAGCAGTATCAAGTAATTCTGCATCTACGGCGTATTCAACTGATGGATCAACATGGAGTGCCGGTGGAGACCTGCCAGCGGGATCAGGTTGGAACTGCATGGCATTTACTGGTACACGATTTGTTACATTACAAACTGGTACAGATGTTGCCGCATATTCGACTAACGGTTCCTCATGGACTAGCATAACATTACCTTATTCTGCAAGCTGGTCAGCAATAGCCTACGGCGAAGGAACACTAGTTGCTCTTAAAACTGGAACAACTAACACAGGTATATATTCGCTAGACAATGGTAATACATGGTCAAATATGACTTTACCATATACCATTGACTGGCGATGCGTGACCTACGGTAATGGATTGTTTGTTGCAATCAGCGACTACGGTGCGGCATATTCAGAAGATGGTATCACTTGGAATTTATCAACAACTATTCTTCCAACACATACTTGGTCTTCAATTACATTTGGTAATAACAAGTTCATGGCTGTAGCCAGCGACAATACTAACGAATATGTGTATTCATTTGATGGAGATACATGGTATACCCAGACATTCCCAGCGTCTTCCTCATGGAAAGCAGTTGGGTATGGTCAAGGTGTTTACATGGCTGTGAGTTTCAGCGGAAATGCAGTAAGCTCAGAAGACGGTGTACAGTGGACTAACAGATCATTAACGCCAGCAGGCTCTCATAATGCGATTGGGTTTGGAAATCCAGGAAGCGTAGGAAAATTTGTAGTAGTCACAGACGGCCAAACTTCTTATCAGGTAGTTGGCGGATGTCGAGCAAAAGGAAAACCAGTTATTACCGCAGGAAGAATCGGTGAAATATTCTTGTGGGAGCCAGGTTCTGGATATACCACAACACCCACATTAACATTTACAGATCCTAATTTAACTAGTTTGCCACAAGTTGATTGTAGAACAGGTAATGGAGTATTAGGACAACCTAGTTTTGTTAATAGAGGTAACGGTTATCAAACAACATCTACAACTGTCACAATAACGGGCGATGGGTACGCTGACATTTATCAGCTTGGAAAATATTTGTACGTTGAAAATCTAACAAGATATCCGGCACCAGGTGCCAACCTTGTTATTGATGAGATTAACGACGTTATTTACAAAATTGTTGGAATACAGCAACTAGGCGGTACAGCACCTAACTATAGAGCTAGATTCCAAATCGCTCCAATATTCGATAGAAACGAAAGCCCAGCTCACGGAACAGAAATGACTATTCGTGAAAAATATAGTCAGGTTCGTCTAACTGGACACGATTTCTTAGAAATCGGAACTGGAAACTACGAACAAACTTCTTATCCTGAAACTAACTTAATTAACGTTGCACCAGAAAACGAAGTAGTTTATAAAGGCGGCGGTCGCGTATTCTACACTTCAACAGACCAAGACGGTAACTTCCGAGTTGGCGAATTGTTTAAAGTTGAGCAATCTACCGGTATCGTTTCTGTTAGTGCAGACTACTTTGAATTAAGCGGTCTAGAAGAACTAAGACTAGGTGGAGTTCAAGTTGGTGGTTCGGGAACTGTTATTAGAGAATTTTCTACAGATGCTACATTTACAGCAGATTCTAATAATATTGTACCAACACAACGAGCGATTAAAAACTATATAGCTAGAAGAATTTCGGGCGGTGGATCTGATGCTTCTACAGGACAGTTAACAGCGGGTACTGTAAAGTTGGGATTCCAGAGCATTTCTAGTACAACTAATACTGAAGTTAAGATGAGAAACAAAGTAATGATGAAATCAGGATTTGGGGGTACTATGTTAGCTATGTACATGTTCTCAGATGCGTTTGGAAACGATTCAAACTATGGATCGCAGTAACATCTAAAATCTTAATTTTCAAGAAAGAATAAATACATTAACTTCATGTGTAACGGAGCATTTAATGGCTGAATTTAAACTTGGTAGAATACGCTTTATTTGGAAAGGCGATTGGGTCACAGGAACTACCTATATCAAAGACGACATCGTCAAATACGGTGGTAAAACCTATGTTTGTGTTATAGGGCATACAGCAGACGCAGACTTTTATGTGGATTTTGAAAATGATCCAGCCCGTTGGAATCAGCTATCTGATGGTCAGCAGTGGAAAGGTGACTGGCAAACAGAATTCTACTACAAGCAAAATGATATTGTAAAGTACGGCGGATACCTATATATTTGTAATGACGGACATACTTCAGCAGTTACAGACGCAGAAGGGCTAGAAGTTGATCAATCTAAGTGGGATTTGTTCGGCGAAACATTTGATTGGAAAGCCGACTGGGCAGTTGATACTAGATATAAAGTTAACGATGTTGTAAAATACGGCGGAAACTTATATCTATGTAATGAAGGACATACATCAGCATCTACACTAGCCCTTGGTCTAGAAGATTCTCTTTCTAAATGGGATATCTATTCCGAATCGTTTGATTGGAAAGGCGAATGGGACGTTGACACACGATACAAAATTAATGACGTAGTTACCTACGGCGGAACAAGTTATGTCTGTAACGAAGGACATACATCTGCGGCAACTGAAACTCTTGGTCTAGAAGATGACCAATCTAAATGGGACTATCTACACAAGGGCATTGAATACCTTGGAGACTGGAGTGGTTCAAGCGTTCGATATAAAATAAATGATGTAGTTAAGTGGGGAGCAGACCTATGGATCTGTACAACTCAACATACATCTTCAGGAACATTTGCTGAATCTAACTGGAGCATATTTGTCGAAGGTTTAGAATTTGACGACAGTTGGAATGAATCAGCTGTTTATCAACCAGGCGATGTAGTCACTTATGGTGGCTATGCTTACATCAGCAAGACAAATAATACTAATCAAACTCCAACAACAAACTCCGACGATTGGAGCTTGTTTACTACTGGATTTGCATTCAAAGGCGACTGGGGTAATCCTAATTCTTACGAAGTAGGCGATGTTGTTCGATTAAATGGTTACACATACGTTGCCACCGCAGACAACACAAATCAAAAACCACCTAATACTACTTACTGGCAGAGACTTAACTATGGTATGCGCTGGTTTAATGCTTGGGCATCAGGACAAGCATATACACTAGGCGATTCTATTAGATACGGAAGCAATTCTTATATCTGTATAAATCCTCACACATCAGCAACAGGAAATCGCCCTGATAATGATACTACTGGTGCATACTGGAACTTACTGGCTGCAGGCTCTGAAGAGAGCGTATTAACAACACAAGGCGACCTTGTCTACTACGGTGGCGCCGGTGCAACACGATTGCCAATTGGGCGTGACGGTCAAATTCTGCGTGTTAACGGATTTGCAGAACCAACCTGGGCATATTTTGGTGTAATCAGTGATGTTTACTATGTAGCTCCTAACGGCGCAGACGAACCGTTCCCAGCATACGGTGCAACTATTGATAAACCATGGAAGACAGTTCGATACGCTTGTGAGCAAATCGAGCGCGGCGCAAAGAATCAAATGTCTGCCAAGCTATTAGAAATTAATAGACAGTTTATTCAAGCCGAAATCATTGAATGGATTGAGGCACAGATTGTAGGAAATATTGCACCGTTCACTTCCGCATTTACTTACGATTCTGCTCTTTGCGAAAGAGACATGGGTTACCTAGTTGATGCTCTAATATGGGATATTACACACGGCGGAAACGTTCGTTCTCGATTAGCCGCACTATCATATTTTACTGATTTAGGTTCTAGTTATATTACAGGACAAGAAGAAGAAACTGTTGCGGCAATCAACTACGGGTTAACCTTAATTGACGATGTTATTTCTAATGTTGCAGTAACACCTTTACAAACAACTATAGATCAAATTATTGATACAGACTTAATTGAAGAGACTGGCGTTCAAGATCGAATTGACGAACTAGTAGGAATCATCACTGATGCTATTACAGCCGGAGAAACAACGAATATTCCTGCGGCAGTTAAAACTAATGTATCATTAAACGTTAAGACCGGCACATACTACGAAGTACTACCTATTGTAGTACCAGCCGAAACTGCTATTATTGGAGATGAACTGCGTTCAACAAATATTCGACCAGCAGGATCTCTTGTAGATGCTAGTGATGTTCAGTACAGTGTAGAAGGATTAACACGAATCGCTAGTCTACTCAGCGACGTTGTTCAAGGAACTTCTGTAACTAAAACACCTTCAAACACACAAAGCCAAGTAGCTGTTGAGCCATTTGCTTCAATCACAGACGGTGCAGAAGCAGAAAAATTAATGAGAGCAGTAGTTCAAGCTATTGCTTATAAGACACAGCAACTCGATCCAATTTTAACATTGGCAGAACCTACAGGTTATAATGTATCTTATCTAATTGGGTACGGTGATGCTAGAGATTTAATCGTAGATAACAAAGCATTTATCCAAGCTGAAATTTTAGCCTATATTGAAGATAACTATCCTAACTTATATTACGATAGAAATGCTTGTTCTAGAGACGTAGGATATATTATCGATGCACTTCGCTACGATATGACCTATGGTGGAAATCTACAAACCCTAGTGGCTGCTAATTCTTATTTTGCAGGCGTTGGTGGTGCATCTCAAATTGACAGCACTGAAGTTACAGCAACACTTGCGGCCTATGCATATCTACAATCTCTAGTAGGTGATATCGCTGTTAATACTACAGTAACACCTTTACAAACAGATGTAGCACAGGTTTCTGGAACAGCAGGTTCAGCCGGTGCGGCAACATTCGCTGAAGATAGAATCGGTGAGATCATAACTACTATCAATACTGGAACTGCTCCTTCAACAAGTACGCCAAGCACAACATGGGTATCTGGTGCATTGACATCAGCGCAAAGTGCTTTAAATTCTGCTAAAACCACAATTCAAAATAATGTAACTGCATGGATTGACGGAAATGTCTTGGCCGCAGCCGAAGGCGATGTTTGGTACGAATTTACATATAATTCAACTAAGTGTGCTAGAGACGTGGGACAGATTATCGATGCTCTCGGCTACGACTTTATGTTTGATAGCAACTTCCAAAGCATCAAAGCCGCAATGGCATATCTACGTACAGATGCTAGCGTTGTTCTTACAGAACAAAAACAACAGCATTTGCTTGCCCTTGAATATCTAAGAACTGAAGCTATCGCAAACGTTGGTTCAGATGCAACGGCTATTGCTAGAATTAATGCTAACATGGAAGTGATTACAGACATCATCTTCTCTGGTTCATATGAAGGTACGAATACTGCTACATATGATGGAACATTGTACGCGGCAGCAAGATTAATTGAGCTTAACAAAGATTTCTTAGCTGAAGAAGCTACCGCATATATTACAGCAACTTATCCTTCTTACACTTATGATGTTACAGCATGTCAGAGAGATGTAAGAGAATTCTTAGATGCGATCAAATACGACTTAGTCTACACTGGTAACTATCGTTCTAGAAGAGCCGCAACTCATTATGCTCATGCAGTTAACGGATCTACACTATCAGACATGTTCTATCTACAAAATGGTACTGGTTTAAGAAACTGTACTGTTCAAGGACTAAGCGGATATCTAGGACCTGTTAACGGTTACGGAACTCGCAGACCAACAGCCGGAGCATTTGTCAGCTTAGATCCAGGTTGGGGTCCAGATGATGACCGTGCATGGATTATTAACAAGTCACCATATGTACAAAACGTCACAACATTCGGTACAGCCTGTGTCGGTCAAAAGATCGACGGATCACTCCATAACGGTGGTAACAAGTCTATCGTTTCCAACGACTTTACACAGGTTTTAAGTGACGGTATCGGATGCTGGGTTAAGAATGACGGTAGGGTAGAGCTTGTTTCTGTGTTCTCATACTATGGACATATTGGTTACTTAGCAGAAGACGGCGGTAAGATTCGTGCTACTAATGGTAACTCATCATATGGTACATATGGTTGTGTATCAGAAGGAGTTGACCTAACAGAAACACCAATTACTGGCGTTGTTACAAACAGAGCTTTTGATGCAGTTGTTGAAGCAGTTAACGTTACCGGCGAAGAAGTCATGAACTTTGAGTTCTTAAATGCTGGACAAGAATATACTACTGCAACTTACACAGTCAGCGGTGCAGGATACAATTTAAGTGTATCAGCAAATGAATTCCGCGATGGCGGTGTAACTGAAATTAGATTAACAGATCCGGGCGACTCTAGCGGAACTGGTGGTGCTGACTACAACACACAAGAAAACGTTGCTCAGGGTGGTAATACAACAAGCATTACTATTGCGGCTACTGACTCTGCAATCAGTTCAGCATACACTGGTATGAGAATTAGCATCGTGTCTGGAACAGGAGTTGGACAATACGGTTATATTAACTCTTATAATGCTGGTAGCAAACTAGCACAAGTTTATAAGATTTCTACAGGAACAGCGGGCTGGGATCATGTAATCCCAGGAACAGCGATTGCTTCAGCTCTTGATGCAACTACTCAATATAGAATTGAGCCAAGAGTAACTGTTACTAGTCCAGGATTTACATCAACTTCAAGATCCCTACCAAGCTCAACAACTTGGTCAGATGCGATCTACGGTGAAATTAATTTCTCTGATACAGGAATAGCAACAACAGGCGGTACCGGTACTGGCGCAACATTCGATGTTGACGCAGTTGGACTAGCTTATACTGTTGAGTTAAACAACGGTGGTACAGGATATATAGCCGGAGACCTTATTGTAATTGACGGTTCAGATCTAGGCGGTTCAACAGTTACTAACGATATTACAGTTAAAGTTGGTCTAGTTGATTCTATAACTGGTGCAGTTGAAGAATTTACTGTTGAATCCGGAATCCCAAGAGGCGGCCGATTTGTGGCAGTATCTGGCGGCACAGCAGGTGCTTATTCCGATAACGGTACAACATGGACTTCGACTACATTACCGAGTGCTACTTGGACCAGTATCGCTAACGGAGATGGACGATTTGTAGCAGTAGCTACTGGCAGCACAACTTCAGCTTATTCCGATGATGGTATAACATGGACCACTGGCGGATCTATGCCGTCGACATATTCATGGTCTTCTGTTGTATGGACAGGAACTAAGTTCTTGGCTATCGCAGAAGGCGGCCAAACAGCAAGCTCAACAGACGGTACTACATGGGCGCCGGCTGGAACACTGCCAATAACCGGCACAGCATATAAAGATGTAGTCTACGGTAAGGGTAAACTAGTGGCAATTAACGGAGCATCGGGAACAACAGTCGGTGCTATTTCGTCGAACGAAGGAACTACATGGTCAGCAGTTACATTGCCTGCCGGAACATGGACAAGTATTACATTTGGTAAGAATTTGTTTATTGCAGTAGGCGAAAGCTCCGCAAGCTACGCTTACAGCCAAGACGGTACTACTTGGTCTACAGGCACACTACCGTCAACTTTTGGTACAGCGCCCAAAGTTGCCTACGGTCAAGGTTTATTCTTTGTAGTACAGCAAGGTTCTGCTACAGCCGCAACATCTGAAGATGGTACTAACTGGACAGGCCGCTCATTGAGTTCTATCGCCAACTGGTCCGCAGTTGCCTTTGGTAACCCATCGAGATCAGGTGTTTGGGCTCAAATTTCTACAGGTGCAACCACAGCTAACTCTGTTGCAACAGGTTGTACAGCAATGGCTCGTGTATCTGTAGCGTCCGATGGCGGTACTATCACCGCATTTAAAATTGTTGAACCGGGATCTGGTTATACATCTGATCCAACAGTTGGAATCATCGATCCGAGCAACACCGTTGAAGCAACATTTGATGTAAGACTAGCTAATGGTACACTGGCTAATCCAACATTTAATAATAGAGGTTCTGACTGGGCATCCGCTAGCGCAACCTTAACAGGTGATGGATTTATGGATAGATACCAAACTGGTAGCTATATCAATGTTAGAAATCTAACTAGCAGACCAGTACCTGGATCAAACGTAAGATTAACATCAATTAACGATGTTTACTACAAACTTGTTGCTGTTACAAACTTCCTTGGTACTGAAGGAAATTACACAGCTACTCTACAATTAAGCCCAACGATGGGTGCGGCTGAGTCTCCAGCACACAACGAAGCAGTTGATATTAGAATATTATACAGCCAAGTTCGTTTAACTGGACATGATTTCTTAAGTATTGGTACTGGTAACTTTGCGCAGACAAACTACCCAGGATTGTTTACACAAGATCCTGTACCAGCGAACGAGACCGTAGAAAACGGCGGTGGTCGTGTGTTCTATACAAGTACTGACCAAGACGGTAACTTCCGAGTTGGTGGTCTGTTCAACGTTGAACAGGCGACTGGTGTAGCTACACTTAATGCTGATGCATTTAATATTTCTGGATTGCAAGAACTACAGTTAGGATCTGTAGCGTTAGGTGGCACAGGTGCTACAATTAACGAATTCTCAACTGACCCGTACTTTACAGCAGATTCAGATAGTGTTGTACCAACACAGCGAGCAATTAAAGCATATATTGCGAGCCAAATTGGTGGTGGTGGTAGCTCATTGAACGTAAATACACTAACAGCTGGTGTTATCTACGTTGCAAACGATGAGATTTCAACCACAACTGGAGTTCAAATTAACATACCAAGTAAGATGAACTTCTTAGGAGGCGTTGATGGAACACCAGTCGCGCTGAACTTCTTTTTATTAGGATAACGGAGATTTAAACATGGCAACAGGAAGACTAGGAACAGCAAGCCTTAGCGCAGCCACAGATACAACGTTATATCAATGCCCAGCTGATACGTTTTCAGTAGTATCAGTATCATTGTGTAATCGAGGAAATCAGGCCTGCGGAGTAAGAATCGCTGTATGTGATTCAGCAACCCCAGCAGATGCTGAATATATTGAATACGATGCTGAAGTAGGCGGTAAAGGCGTACTAGAGCGCACGGGTATTGTTATGCAAGCAGGTAAATTCCTGGTTGTAAGATCTAGTAATGCAAATGTAAGTGCTGTGGCGTTCGGTATTGAAACGCCTGTGGCATAAATACATTCAAAGGATACACTCATTATGGGAAGATATTTAACTACAACTGGTACCGTAAGCACAGTAACTAGAACAGTTGGTACTACATATTCTGCTGTAGCAAACGACAGAATCGTATGTACAGCTGGTGGTTTTACTATTACATTACCTTCATCACCTTCAGTAGATGATTCTATTCAGATCATTGACGCAACAGGTGTGTTTGGTTCTAGTAACGTAACTGTTGGCAGAAACGGTAACAAAATTCAAAACTTATCTGAAGATTTGACACTTAACATCAACAACACCGCTATTACACTTGTTTGGACAGGTAGTACATATGGTTGGTTAATTGTAAGATAAAAGGTGATAACACATGTCAGATTTAAGACAACTAATTGGAGTTCCGGGAGCAAAAGTTGAACAGTATGTACTTACAGTGTTCAACGGCAACTACGACTCTGTAACAAACGGAGGCGCCTGTTGCTTATGGACAGTTCCATCAGGAATAACAAGTGCTACTTTTGAAGTTTGGGGCGGCGGTGGCGACGGCCCGGGTGCATGTTGCTGTATGTGGCCTGCTTCTAACGGCGGAGCAGGTGGCTACAATAGAAGAACTATTGCAGTAACCGCAGGTTGTCAATTTAGATTATGTGCGGCAGGTTCTGGATGTTGCCAGCAAAACTGTTGCGGTACTTGCGGTTTTCCAAGTTATGTTATTTGCTCAACCGGCGGAGCTACAGTAACCTGTGCCACTGGCGGCTGCGGCGGTCAAGGACGTTGCTGGTGGTTTGGATTTAGCTGTACTGGTATTTGTGAACTAAGCTGTGGTGTAGATTCAACCCACTGCGGTGTCGGCGATTTTGGTCAATCGAGTTTACGTTCACCATCTGTAACCAGCAACTTCTGTAACAACCTAACATGGGACGTAGTTACGGGAGCACCTAAGTTTAGAAATACAACACGCAAAGGTTACGATACCTGCTACAACTGGATGACTATTTCTGGTTGTTATAGGATGGGTGCTAGTGCATGGCCAGGTGGCGGCGGAACCGGTGGTGGCGCCTGCGGCGGACCGTGTTGTTGGGGCGGCTGGGGAGCCGGCGGCCTAGTTATGGTTACATATTATTAATGAGTTAAGAGGAAATAAAATGCCTGAAAATACAAGAATTGAAAAGACATTTACATATAACCTAGCTGACTCCTATCTAGCTCAGACAAATAATCTAGGTAAGACAGCTACTTGGACCTACACTGGTCCAAGATACATGTGGATCTTTGTTGATCAAACTACTAAAAAAGTTATCGGTAAATTTCATTATACAGAAAGAGACAATGGTGCGGATGTTCCAGTACCGGCAGGGCAGTGGAAAGTAGCAATTGATGCTGATGTAAATCCACTAATTGCTAGTATCGTCCACAACGAGATCGATTATGGAACACTGCCACACGATGAAGAAGTGTTACCGGACGGTAGCGTCTACGGAACACCAAATCCAATTCCTCCTGATCACACTTACGAACTAACTGAAATTAGTTATGATCCTTCTACAGGATTTGATTTTACAGGTGCATGGAAGAATCCTCATACAACATGGGATCAATTAAGAGATTCTCGTAATAAGAATTTAGCAGGTACAGATATTAAAATTTTACATGCACATACACCAGAATTAAGAGCCGCATGGGAAGAATACAGACAAAAATTACGTGATCTACCTGCCACATTTGCAGGCGTTGATGCTTGGAAAGTTCCATATCCAGTAGCACCGGACGAAGTTAGAGAGTCTGGAACTGAGCCAGCTTAATTAAAGGGTAGAAAATGTCAAATTTAAGATCACTGTTCCCAGATTCAAACTATAACGTAGTATCAGCGTCATCTCCTTTAACACAGTTATTTGTGTATAATACTAGTGTTTCTAGCCCACAGAATGGGGGACAATGCTGTTTATGGACAGTACCTACTGGTGTGTATTGGGCAAAATTTGAAGTATGGGGCGGTGGTGGCGACGGTGCTGGTGCATGTTGCTGCCAGCAAGATCAAAGAAGTGGCGGTTCGGGATCGTATTCTAGAAGAACTATTAAAGTAACGCCAGGAGATACATTTAGAGTTTGTGCTGGCAGCACTGGTTGTTGTTCACCAAACTGTTGCGGAACCACAGGATTTCCAAGCTATGTAAATCATGTTACAGTAGCAAACAGTTATTCAAATATTAACTTATGTGCTTCAGGCGGCGGTTGCGGACGTACAGAATGCTTCTGGATGTTCTCCAACGGTTGGGATTCTACATCAATCGTAGCAGGTTGCGGTTGCACTTGTGGCGGCGACTTTAGTATTTGTGGTGTATCGGGTGCTAGCCACGCGGCATGGTGCGGATTCCAATCATACGGAATCGTTCCAGGTCCAACATACATCGGTAGCGGAGCAAGATTATCTTTTGATCAATGTAACAGAGGAAGCGGTTGCTTTATGTATGGTGGATATTCAATATTCCCAGGCGGTGGAGGCGGAAGTGCTACTAGTTATGGCGGTGGATGTTGCTGGGGTGGTTGGGGCGCTGGCGGCCTAGTTATTATTTCGTACAAATAAGGGCGCAAAATGGCAAATTTAAGAGATTTAATTTATACAGTACCTGGAACAGGATTAGTACCGTCAGTTACACCTGCCGAATTTTCTGTTTACAATAGCAATTTTAACTCAGTGAACAACGGTGGTTGCTGTTGCTTATGGACAGTACCAACAGGAGTTACTTGGGTAACTTTTGAAATTTGGGGTGGAGGCGGTGGCGGCCCAGGTGCATGTTGCTGTATGTTCGGTAACCCAGGCGGATCAGGTGCTTATGCTGTAAAAACAGTTAGAAGTACACAACTAGGCGGATGTTCCTATACAATCTGTGCGGCAGGTACAAGCTGTTCTTCACCGAGTCAAAACGGATTTACTGGCTACACAACTTATGTAACTGGCTACGGTCTAAGCAACTTCTGTGCAACAGGCGGATCTAATGGTTGTTCATTCTGTTGGGGCTACGGTGGTGCATATACCTGCGAAAGTATGTTCCCATATTGTTGCTGTGCCTACGGCGGTGATGTATGTATTCCTGGATCACACGGCGGATATCAAACAAGTCAATTCTGTAGAGCTCAAGGTAAACAATGGGCACCTGCAGGACCAGCCGCACAATCAGGACCAATCTTTGGACCTAACGGTTGTTCATGTGGCGGATATGGTGGCTACTCATTCTTCTGCCAACCAAGCCATCCAGGCGGTGGCGGTCTATCAGCACAAATGCACTGGCCTTGCGCATGCGGTCAATTTGGCGCAGGCGGAATGGTTTCTGTAACATACGGTTAATAAGAGAGAAATATGGCAAACATAACAAAGACATTCGTTTATCCACAAACAGACGATTACCTTTCTCAGTCAAACACTCAAGGTAAGACTGCTACATGGACATATGAAGGTCCAGAAAGAATTGTTGTGTATGTGGATAGTACAACAAATAAAAGAACACCCGGCGGTTGGCATGAGCCAGACGATCGACCAACTCCTTTAAATCAATACAGAGTTGAAATCGATTGTAACTCTAATCCTTTACTTTGCACACTATTTGGTGCTAGCAGAACTGTTAATGCAAACGATGTTCCAAATTTAGAAGTTGAATTACCTAGCGGCGGTGTATATCGTAGACCAGATCCAATTATGCCAGACCACGTGTTTGAAGTGCATGATATCACCTACGACCCTACTAGCGAAAGATTTGAAACTCCTTATCCATGGAAAAGGCCTCACATGTCATGGGAAGAAATTCGTAGAAAACGTGCAACAATGTTACACATTTGTGATGACAAAGTTGCTCCAGATCTTCCACAAGTTCTAAAAGACCATTGGACAGCATACATCCATGCACTACGTGACCTACCAGTTGTTTACGGTAAAGCATTTGGCGCAACTTTAACGTCAGCTGGCACAGGCTATGCAGAAGGAGATGTAATTACTGTAGCATCTAACGTACTTGATACAACTAATGACCTAACAATAACTGTATTAACAGTTGATAGCAATGGTGAAATTTTAACATTTAGTGTTTCCGGTGGCGATTCTGATAATAAACCATCAGCGACTCACACAAATGTATCGTTTACAACAAGTTCTTCTGGAACTGGTGCTACATTTAGTGCAGAAAAAGTTAAGACATTTGATCCATGGATGGTAGAATTACCTCTAAGTCCTGATGAAGACCATACTCCGTATGAAGAAGGTGGAATTCAAGGTTGGGATGCTAGAGCATGGGCAAGAACTAAAGGCTATATTTCTTAAAAAATATTAGCTAATAAAAAAGGGCTCTTAGAGCCCTTTTTGTTTGATTACTTGTTTGGTACTTTAATTAGATTTCCTAGTTCTGGCAAATACAAGTATTCAATGTCACTACGTGCTAGTGTATCAATAGCATCTTCGAGTGTTTCAACTAATGGATCTCCACCTAGGTTAAAGCTAGTGTTGAATAAGATAGGAACTCCGGTTCTATCATAGAAGGCTTTGATTAATCTATGATATAACTTGTTTTCTTCTTCTGTAACTGTTTGGATACGACAAGTACCGTCGACATGAATAATCGAAGGAATCTTGGCTTCAACACCGGGTTGGCAGTTTACAGCATACATCATATGCGGACTTGATTCTTTACCTCTAAGATCAAACCATTCGTGTACATGTTCTTGTAAAATGCTACCTGCAAATGGACGGAAATACTCCCGACGCTTGACTAGGTTAACAAAGTCCTTGCCATCTTCGTACGTCGGATTGAATAACACACTTCTATTGCCTAAAGCTCTAGGACCATTTTCACTTCTGCCTTGGAAAAAAGTAACAATGTTTTTGTTTAACAATAAATCAACTACATCGTTGTCAGTAGCATCGGAGATTTCAATGTTATGTGTTTCTTTAAACAGCTCTAAATCTTCAGCAGTATAGTGCTGTTCGAAACCAAGATATAAACCATCTTTACTGTAATCTATGTTACTGCTAGGAACTAACTGTTTGTAGAACATCAATGCCGCACCGATCGCAGTGCCCGCATCGTTACTAATTGGTTCTACATAAATCTCAATATCATCTTCTTTGAGATGTTGCAGATACCAATAGTTAGCCACGCAGTTTAGACCATAGCCGCCGCTAATAACAACTTTCTTTTTACCTGACATTTCTGCGGCTTTACGAATTAATCGAAGCACTTGCTCTTGTGTCTGTGTTTGGCATGCATAGGCAAGATCGCGGCGATTTTCAAGATATGTTAAATCTTCAGCATTTCTATTTTCTAAGAAAGGAAATAAACCTTCATTAACTTTTGCTCCGTTGGGGTACGTTGGAACAATTAAATTTCTATTAGATAATGGCGCAACAGCAGAGTCGTCAAACAGTTTTGGAATAGCTGAATTTTCTTTTCCATACGGGAATAGTCCCATAGTCTTACCTGCTTCGATGGAACTCCAACCGCAGTATTCAGTAACTGCTTCGTAGACTTTGGTAATACCTGCACGATCAGTGATTAATACTTCATGCGTAGATCCTGGCTCGTCATAGACGTCACTTGGGAAATCAGATGCTCTAAGTCCAGGAGTTGGTCCGCGAAGACCGATGTGTTTGTATAAAGTCTTAAATGTGTGCGGATAATCGCAGTCATAGATGCTTTCAGTTTCCCAACCAACTAGCTGTTCACCACCGTAGTTTAACGGAATAAATGTGCCAGCACCGTCGACGATTAGCGCCGCCGCAGAGTCAAATCCTGAACGGTAAAATGCGCAGGCCGCATGCAACTTGTGGTGAATATGACTTAGGTCCACTACTTGGGGGTGTTCATACGGATTTTCTTTTCTGCTGATTAAACCAAGTTTTCTAGCAAGACCAGTATAAACGTCATCACCACTAAAGTCAACACGACCCGCAGTTTCAGATAGTTTTTGAGTGTGTGCAACTACTAGATAATCAAGTTTGTCTGTATAGTCTAAAATACGCATCATTGCCGCATACGGACCACCGTCATATTTGTGCCGGCTTAGACGTTCTTCTTCGATGCTAAAAACGATCTCTCCGTTTTTAAGCAAACAGACACTAGCGTTGTGACCTCTAGCAATGGCCGCAATCCAAATATCTTTCTTTAAAGTTTTAAGCATGTTTTTAGTATCCTAAGTAATTTCTTGGCCAAACAAAATGGTCGGGCCGTTTAAAATGTGCTAATTGAAGCAAGTGATCAAATTTTCTCTTGTCATGTCTGTTATTATTATGTAATTCGTCAATGCTGTCAATGATTAATTGTTGGCCAGGTGTAGTTTCTAAAGGTAAGCCTAATTTTGGTTTGAGATTTTCTAATAGCCAAACATTGTGTTGTCTTGGACTAGGATGATTTTCCTTCCAGGGCTCTTTATCATCTTTAGCTTGGAACCAAAAGAATCCACTAGCATTTTCTTTAGCAGTATAAGACATGGGCCTAAGCCAACGATCTTGATAGTCAGTCCATAACTTATTGTAAGGTTCTAATTCTGGAATCTTAACCCATGCTAATTTTTCTACACCTCGTTCATCCGGAGCTAGCAACAGCGTTTCTCCGTGTCCCAACCCGTCGTCGATATCAGAACCCATGTTCCGTACATCACCGATGCTAGACATATACCATTGACAACCTGTAGACTCTAATAGACCCTGTACCATTGCTATATGGTTAAAGGTATGCATTAGGTACGCAGGCTCAAAGAAAAATGTATCAATCCATTTTTGATCATAGATCTTAATATTGTGATAGTTAAAAATACTACCAGCAGTTTTCCAACCAATTTGTCTTTCAGGTAAACAGTCTGGATTTTGATTATAGAAATCATTACGCAGGTGTGTAGTCCACTGAACAACTACTACATCATCTTTAGTAAATTTATTTTTAACATGGCATTCTACCACACGTTCAGCAATGGCTCTGTTACCAATACCGGCGAGCCCCCAATTTTCATAATGGGGTACTTCTTCACCTAAGAGATCAGCCCACGTTGGCCATGCGTAGCTGGTAAAACTACATCCAAATGTGAACACTCTTTTCATGCTGGACATTGATGTGTGTTAGCTGGAGGAATTGCAGAAACAGTTGATGCAGGTTTTTCTTTGTTAGAAGAATATTTTTCAATCATTTTACTAGCAGATTCTACAATAGCGTCCTCGATAGCTGAATTCATGACCATAATTCCGTCATTGGTTCTGTCAGCTACTTCGTCAATGGTGATTCTTATAGGGCTGTATCTTCTAACATCTCCGCCCATGTCTAAAACATCAAATTTTGAGTAGTTTGGATAAGACACATTAACAGCAAATGTCGACCCGACTACAACAGTGGCTGGTTTATCTAGCGCATAAGCAATATGTTGACCACTAGAATCACAACCTAAGAATAAGTCTGCAGAATTAATGATTCCTGCCCATTGACGTAGACTTACATTCTGCGGATGTGCCACCGGATCTTTGGCGCCATGGGCACTAAAATCAATACCAAATTCGCTCATAAAAATTACAGAATATTTCTTTTGTAATTTTTTAACAATCTCAACTACGTGTGAACCTTCGAAGCTACGTCCGCTAGGATCATGAATTGAAGTTTTGTGTACACTTACACCACGACCAAACGGTTGAAAGACAATAACTTTATCTTTCTTAGTTTTTTCTCTAACTTCTTCAACGATATCATGACCTAGAATAAGCTCATCTTGGCTTAGTCTAAGTGTAGGTTTTTGAAGTTCTCGCACACCCTTGTTATTGATAGCGATATCAAACGCCTGGGCAAGACTACATTTTTGATTATAGTATTCCCAAACTCTATACGGTTCGGGAGTAACAATATCCATGTTAATTAATTTTTCTTCAAAAAGATTTTTATGCCAGTGATCATAGGTTCGTTTGTATAGGGTAGGATGTCCTTTAAAGAAATCAGTACCCCCTTCACAAACGATTAAAAAATCATCATTTGGGTTCTCTTCTTGGTATTTTTCTAGTGCTGGAATCGAACAAATTACTCGTCCCGCACCGCCATTGATAAAAAATGCTTTAGATCTCATATATTCTCCGGAATTAGATTCGGCTATTATCTGCTAATATAATTTAGCATTTCTTCACCAACCCTGTCAATGTTTTTGAAGCTGATAAATATTAAAAACGAGACTTTTGACTATGCTTAACCTTAATAGACTAGTAGATAACGGACAAAAAAATACCCTTCGATTTATCAACGGATCGAGCCTTTCTCACAAGGGAAAATGGATTCCTATCTATACTGATACAGAAATAGACCGATTTTATGTTGGAGATTTTTCTTCAGCAAACTACACCATAACAGTTGAGTACAGCTCAAATAAAAAAGAAACTATGCAAGCCATGGTATGTGCTAGGCCAGATCAAGCCACGGTAACTGTATATGCTAAAACAGGCATTGACGATGCGATCATCGTCTTATCCGCTGAAGTTAATGACAGCTGGTTTAGCCTAAAAGCTAGTCCAGCGGACAGCAGTTTTGCTGGTGCTAAATTAGTTTTATTTGCAAACTATGTAGAAACTATCAATCCTCTAACATTGTCAGAACCTGTGTCATATCTTGACAGCTCTTTAGAAGGAAGTGGCGGCAGTGGAAGTTATATACCAGGTAGTGGTGGAACAGCATCAGATTCATTTAAAACTATTGCCGTATCTGGACAGTCAAGTGTTATCGCAGATTCGGCCACTGATACTCTAACCTTAGTCGGAGCTGGCGGAATCACTATTACTACTAATGCGACCAGCGATACTATTACATTTACCGGATCGGGATCAGATACACTAGCAACAGTAACCGCACGTGGTAGCGAAACTGACACTGCTATTGTGGTTAATAATACTGTTACTGCCGAGGGATTTGTCAGTACTGGCACAGGTACACCAACTATAGAGTCAGAAACAACTATAGACTTAGATGCCGGCGTTGCTGTTAGAGTTATAAATGGTACACTAAGATTAAAGAATTATACTTCAACTGAAAGAAACGCTTTAACACCTGCTAACGGTGACATAATTTACAATTCTACTTCAAATAAATTCCAAGGATATGCTAACGGTTCCTGGGTTGATTTGCATTAAAAATGCTGAAAAAACTGCAAAGATAAATACTCTAACGGAGAATTAAATGCCAGTATCGTTTCAACCTTTAACGTCTGACAGCGGCTTTAGAAGCCCAGGATTTCTTGTCGACGGCAGCGGTAATGCTACTGTTAGATCGATTACAGTAACTACCGGTGGTGATGATGGCGGTGGAGGTGGTTCTGCTGTTTTAACGGTTGATAATATCATCGTTGCTGGAGAAAAGCTAATCGAGGACGGTGATTCTTCAGTAAGTTTAGGCAACGGAATCACCGGAAGTTACCTAACCAAAGTTGGAGTTTTGCAATCCCTAGAGATTGAGGGAGACCTGACAGTTTCAGAAGGATCAACTCCATATCTAAGAGTACAAAACGGTAGCATTGTTTTAAATAACTTTGGTCCAACACCTGGATCAATTAACAATATTAATATTGGTGATGTAACACCGGCTACTGGTGCATTTACTAGAATTGATATCGCTGACGGTGCATTACTAGAAGTTACATTCAGAGGTGATTTTAGCCTACTAGTAGAATATGATTTTAGAGATGTAGTTCGATACGAAGATGACCTATATCTATGCATAGTACCATCTACTGGAAATTTACCAACAGATGAAAACTACTTTGAACCATATGAAGGTTCAAATTTATTAACAGTTGCTGGCGGAATAACAGGAACTGAACTAACAATAACCGGTCCTGGAAAAATTGACGCGACTGTTATTGGAACAACATCGCCTGCGAGAGCAGTTTTTACAAACGTTGAAATAGTCGACGCCCCAACACAGTCAAATCAAGCAACGCGAAAAGACTATGTTGACAACAGAGTAAGTGCGTTTGCAATCGTGTTTGGAGCATGACGGAGAATATTAGATGGCAAAAAAGAAGATAGACAATTACGTTTTTATACCAGGCATTTCAGCTAGCGATAATCTGCTACCCAATGCCTATGACTTATTAAACAGAAACGTAGAATTTATTAAAGCAGAAGCAAATGCATTTATCACAAATAGGATTATAGCAGACTCTGCTTTAACATACTATCCCAATGCTGTTGCATCATTAACTGCTAACAAAGAATTTTTAAAAGAAGAATTATCAGCTTGGATTGAAGACCAAGTAAGAAATAACGTAGAACCATTTGTCGATATACAGCCAACTGATTATAATTCAGTTAAGTGTAAGAGAGACATTGGATATTTTATCCAGGGATCTGCATATGACGTAGCTCTTGGAACAAACTATAATGCGGTATTTTTAGGCATTGCAGAATCTAATTCTGCAGACCTAACGTCTACAGTATTTGATACTATATCTGCTACAAAAACAGAAGTTGCCGCAATTACAGAAGTTGTCGCAAATGCCACAGCAGTATCAAGGTCTAATGCATTTTATGACGAAGTCTTAAACATTGCACAAAACGGTAGAGAAGTTGCTAGTGCGATCACATTTACAAATCCAACATCAGGACGATCAGCAAGCCAGATTGCCGCAAAAGATCAATTAATGGCTAACATTAATTTCATTACAGCTGAGATTAATGCGTGGGTCAATGTAAACTACCCAGATCACAATCACAATGTGGCAAAGTGTACTCGAGATGTTAAGTATGCTGTAGAATCTTTTGCCTACGATATTTTATACGGCGGCAACTCAGCAACCTACTATAATGCTAAATTTTTCTATTACAGCGGTGCGGCACAGATCACAGAAGCACACCAAGAACAAACAGTGGCCGCATATGGCAGATTAAAGACCATCGTTGAACAAATTGTTCAAGGACAAACAGTAACAAAATCTTCAGGAAATACTGCTACTCAATCAACTAGTGGTGCAGTAGCTAACTCGTCAGACGCGGCCACAGTAGCGGCTCTTTGTCAAGTTATTTCAGACGTGGTTGAATTTGGAACAACCTCTCTTCCTGGAACTCAAACTTACCCAGATATAGCATGGGGTCTTGCTGACGAGGGTGCGGCAATCTTAGCTGCCAGCACAGATATTATCGACACTGTGGTAGCAGTTGACACATATATTGCTACTAAGTGTAAGAGAGACGTTGGTTATATTATTGATGCTTACTTAACCGATTTGAGTTATGGCGGAAATACTGAAACTGCAAGAATACTACATTACTACTGGTTAGGTGGTCAGCCACAAGTAGACGGAACAAGATTACCAGAAGCTGCCGCTCACGCACAGCTACGAGATATGATCACTGATTATATCTTTACAAATACTGCTTATCCTTCACTACAATCAGCACAATCTCAAAACACAGGGCTCGCTGCCGCTGAATCGGGTGCAGGAGCAAGAATTGATACTCTTTCACAGACTGTTATCGATGTTATCGTAGACGGACTTGATGAGCTACCAACACCGCAATATGGTGCTGTGTTCAGAGACTACACATATGATACTTCAAAGTGTTCGAGAGATATCGGATATGTACTGTCTGCTTACTTGAATGATCTACGATATGGTGGCAATGTTAAGACTAGATACATTTCTAGTTTCTACTGGATCGGACAGACTCCTCAGGTAGACGGAGATAGAACACCCGAAGCTGTCGTACATGAATGGATTAGAGATCTCTTAAAGAATTATATTTGGAACAACACACTTTATCCGTCGGAGCAAACATCAGTTGATCAAGTTATTGACCTTACTGTTACCGCTGAAAGTGGTGCGGACACAAGAATTGATACACTAACTGAACAGTTAACCGCAGTTATCGTTAACGGCCCAGATTACCTTCCAGTACTTGAAAATGGATGCAGTCAGGTTAAGGTTCAAGGATATTGGGCACCGAGCGATCTATTGCTAGTAACCAACAGTCAAACTAACGAAATCATTTACAACTTTAGCGATGCTTCATTGCGAGGCAGCTTTACTTACTACAGAAGAGAAGATCATATCATGGATCACAGAGATCCGGATTTCCCTTCTTATCTAGCAACTGCTGATGCTATTACTACAATACAATTATTCGCTGACACTACTAATATGTCAGCGTCTGATAGCCTACAGATATTTGTAGAAGTTCCAGAATTAGCAGTAAGGCCTTACGACTTTGGTACAGATGCCATTGAACGTATGCGTGTAGCATACCCTCAGAGTATGCTTGACGCTGACTTTGAGTACGGCCTGCAACCAACTAAGTGGGCCGCTATTGGTCTTCAGAGAGGTTATCCAGGTGTATATGAAATTCCTGGAACTGATCTTCAAGTGTTTAGCGTTTCTACTGATGCTAGTACCGGAACTGCTGGTATTGGTGCTTCTTTAATTACAGTAACCACTGTCGGATCACATGGACTCGAAGCTGGCGATCCAATAACTGTTAAAGCACTAGGTAATTCTGTAAGCGGTTTTGCTCGTGCTGAAGGTTCATTTATTGTTAATACTGTAGTATCAAGTAACCAGTTCACTTACTATGCTCAGAGTAAAGTTGGTAGAAACAGCGGTGACACTCTTGCAACAACCTATACACAGATTCGATATGGTGGATTTTATACTGGTGCGGCAATTGGACGTCCAGTATTTTCAGTCTATTCAGAAGGTAACGGCGGAACTATTACATCAAAATGGATTACTCCTGAAGGTAGCGATCTAATCGCATTTACAGGAACAGCACCAGAATTAGGCTCTCCTATTGTGAGTTCGGGAGTAGTTAGTGGTACACAGGTAGCAGCCGTATATGGTACTGGTGGTTCTGTAACTACAAAACAGGTAACACAGAATTCGTTAACCGGCGAAACTACCTTAACTTTAGAAAACGTATCTGGTGTTGAAGAAGGTATGGCTGTCGAAGACGGCGCCGGAACAGCTCTGTTCATTACAAATATTGTTGGAACTACACTGAGCTTATCTGGTTCACTATCCGAAGATATTTTAGGTGACGTCAATACCTTTACCAACGTTGCTGGTTCTAATGATGTGTCCGACGGCGCTGGTGCTACATTCGATGTAGTATTGGCTTCTGGTTCTTATTCATCTGTTACATTAAATCTAGCAGGCGATGGATATAATGTTGGAGACTATGTTAAAATTCCAGGTGACAATCTAGGAGGCGCTAGCCCAGATAACGATATTATTGTTAGACCAACAGAAGTTGACACCAGCGGATCTATTTTAGATTTTACATATTCAGGCAGCGGAGCTACTGGAAACGCAGAATATACAGGATTATCTCCCGACGCTACTGGTGGCTCATCCGGCGGAACGTTTAACAATCTAAGCCCGGATTCAAGCTCCGGTACAGGTCTCGGTGCGATATTTGACATAACAAGAGTAGCTGGATCTTACTCTGCTACTGCGGACACCGGAGGCGGTGATTATGCAGTTAATGAACAATTAACATTCTTAGGAACCAACCTAGGGGGAACAACACCAGCTAATGATTGTACAATCACTGTTAATTCTGTACAACAAAGTTATACTAATTTAAGCCAAGGCAGCACCACAGGCAGTGGTACAGGCGGAACATTTAATGTTACAAGAGTTGGTACTTCTTACACTGCGGCTACTGTTAATAGTCCAGGATCTAATTATTCGGCGGGTGACGATGTTGTGATTCCGGGAACGTTACTAGGCGGTGCTACCACAGCCAACGATCTTACTCTAAATGTAGAAGCAGTATCGCAAAGCTATCCGACTGTAATACCAGATTCTACTTCGGGTGTCGGCACCGGCGCAACATTTACAATTTCTAGATCCGGAACTAGTTATTTTTCTCTAATAGTATCTGCAGGTACTGGTTATACACCAGGAGATACAATTACAATCTTAGGAACACAGCTCGGCGGCGCTGCCCCAGCTAATAACTGTACTCTAACAGTTGGTACTGTCGGCGGAACAGGCAACATTCTTACATTATCAAACACCTCGGGAACTGCTACTGGTACTGGTTCAATTGACTCTGTATCGATTGTGTCAGGAACTGCTACTGGTACTGGTGAGATAGTTACATTTACAGTGAGCGGCACATCATCAGATCAAAGTTTAGGAACTGGTGCAGTGTTTACCGTAGAAAAGAATCTAGGAGTGTATTCTGCTACTGCAACTACCGCAGGTTCTGGATATAGCGTAAACGATACTATTAGAATTTACGGTAATAGACTAGGCGGATTAATCACTGTTAACGACTGCGTACTAACAGTATCTACTATTGACGGCTCTGGAGGTATCTTAACAGTATCGGCAGCAGGAACTGGAACAACACCAGATGCTACATTTACTAATATTATTTCGTTCTATCAGCAACCAGTAGGAACAGGAGCAAGATTCTCTATTACTAGATCAGGAGGATCGTATAGTGTAACAACTACTACCGCAGGATCTGGATATAGAATCGGTGAGAGGATCAACGTTGATGGTTCTGATCTCGACGGTGAGGACATTACTAACGACGCAGTTATAACAATTTCAACTGTTGATGGCAGCGGAGGAGTGACTGATGCTAGCATCTCTGGCGCGGCAGTAGAAGGAACTGATGTACAAATTTGGTCTTCAATTGGTTTATCAGAAACCACTACAGACGACATACCAGATGCGCAAAATATTGTAGTAGGTACAATTTCTACTATGGAAGTTGAATTCACTACTCCACACGGTCTAGTTCCTGGAGCAAACATTCTAGTTGATATTTCATCTTCTGGAACTAACCATGTGTTAGCTGAAGGACCGTTCATCGTCGACCAAGTTCCAACGATAAACAAAATTAGATATACTGCTAGAACATCCGGAACTATCGATGACAGCGTTGAAATCTCAGGAGCAATCTATCCAAGACCGGATACATATTTTATCCATAGACCGTATGACGGTGGAGTACAGTTAGGTACCGGTGGTCCGCAACACGGCGCACAGGCAGTTCGTCAGAGTAAAAAATACATTCGTTATCAATCTGGTAAGGGCATTATGTATACCACTGGTGCTCTATTTGCACCAAGCTACGACTTACAAAGTTTAGAAGCAGACGGAGTTGAACCCGGTTCATTCATAACAGTGACCACAGACGATGTGGATCATGGTCTGCAAGTCGGCGGTGTAGTAAGGATCATTGGTGTAGTAACATCCGGTTACAATGGTGATTATACAGTAGCAGACATAGTTAACGAACGTGTGTTTAGGATACAGGCTAATACCGCTCTATCAAACACCACAGCCGTACTAGGATCGCAGAGTCAGGTTTCTATTCTAAATTGGCACGGTGCTACTGTTAGAGCAGGAGCGTTCGACGATCAAAACGGATTGTACTGGCAATACGACGGTCATTATGTAGCTGTTGGTCGTAGAAGTGCAACTTTCCAACTAGCTGGTGTTGTTAGCGTTAACGCTGATTCCAATACAGTCACTGGAACTAATACACGATTCCGTGATCAAGTACAAGCAGGTGATCGTATTGTTATTCGTGGCATGACCCACGTTGTACAAAACGTTATCAGCGATACATTAATGTATATCAATCCAGACTATCGCGGAGTTAGAAATGCGGTACAGGCTAAACTATGTAAGATACAAGATCAATTGTTTAGACAAGATGAATGGAACAGAGACAGACTAGACGGAACTGGTCCAAGCGGATACAATATTGACATTACTAAGATGCAGATGATCGGTATTCAGTATTCATGGTACGGTGCTGGATTTATTGATTTTATGTTACGTGGTGCTGACGGTAACTTTGTATTTGCACATAGAATTCGTAACTCAAACGTTAATACAGAAGCGTTCATGCGTACTGGTAACATGCCTGTTCGATATGAAGTTATCAACGAATCTGCTAGAAGCTACCTATCACGCGGTATTGACTCACAGCAATTGATTCTTCCTCTAGCAGACACAACATTTTTCCCAGAGGATGGCGGCATCGTCTATGTCGACAACGAATTAATTTCGTTTACTGGAAAGACTAGAGAGTATCTCACAGGCTGTAACCGAGCAGTTCCGATGAGTGCCTTCCAATCTGGAGCTCAAAGAACGTTTACCGCAGGTGAAGCCGCAACACACGACGAAGGTACGGGAGTTATTCTAGTAAGTAACACTATCAGTCCGATTATTAGTCACTGGGGTAGTGCGTTCTTAACAGACGGCGGATTTGATTCAGATCGCGGATACATCTTTAACTATGCATCAACTGGAATCTCAGTAACAACTACTAAGAAAACAGCTTTCCTAATTCGTCTAGCACCTAGCGTATCTAATGCCATTGTTGGTGACTTAGGCGATAGAGAGTTGTTGAATCGTGCGCAGTTATTATTGAATGGTATTGAAATTACTTCAGATACGGGCACAGGTGGTATGGTTGTTGAAGGAGTATTGAATCCTCAAAACTATCCAACAAACCCAAGTGATATTGCCTGGGGAGGCCTAAGCGGTCTAGGACAAGGTGGCCAACCTAGTTTTGCACAGATCGCCCCGGGTGGATCTGTAAGCTGGTCTAGCGGTACAACACAGACTACAGCTTCAGCGCAGACACAAGGTGCAATGGCTTCAACTATTACAACTCAATACTCGAGCGGTAATAGAACAAACTATGCTTATATTACTACAACATCGTGGACTAACAGCAGTGCGTTTGTTGGTGTTACTGTTAATGATTCTAAATATCCAGCAGGTACTACAATCACTCAAGCTATCAACTACGGTAGTTATTATCTAATATACTTTAGCCAACCTTCAAACACAAACGTCAACGCCGGTGTCAACATCGTTCTAAGTCTGGGCGGTACACTAGTTAATACTAACTATTTGTACTTCCAAAAAACAAGTTTTGAAAGCATTTCTGTAGCACTAGGTACTGAAGTTAGCGATCCAACTAAGTTCCCGGCAGGTACTAAGGTAACCAGCATCAGCGGGCCAGACACATTTGGTGCAACGCAGTATTATCGTGTTAACTTTAACCAAAACTCGATCGCATCAATTGCAGGCAACACAAATATTACATTCTTGTTTGGTCAACCGCCATACGCACTACCGGGCGAAACAGTATTCTCGTTTATTGCAAACCCAGGCGAACGTGCTGAATTAACGCTAGAAGCATTAAAAGAGTTAACCAACACCCCGCTAGGCGGACGCGGTACGTATCCAAACGGTCCAGACGTCTTAGCTATCAACGTGTATAAGGTAACCGGAAGTGCGATTAACGCGAATATTATTCTGCGTTGGGGTGAAGCGCAGGCTTAAAGACTATCGATAATATCGATAATAGTTTGGATCTTAGTTTGTATAATTCGATTACGCAGGCTAAGATCCAATCCCTTATGTACGGGTTTAGGAAGATTGTTAAGATCAAACCATCCCCAGGCGATGTGCTCATCGCTGAGTGTAGGAACAAATTCTGATTCAACTATACAAAAGTATGTGTGAAAATTAAAGAGACTGTCGTTAGATACAAATTTTTCTAACGGAATCGTTTTTTTGATATTAGGAACAAGGCCAAGTTCTTCTTGTATTTCTCTTTGAAGCCCTTGCCATGCAGATTCCCCAATATTATTAGTACCACCAACTAAGCCCCAGCGTGTTGCATGTCGACCGTCTTTTTTCTGTAGAAGTAAAAATCGTTTGGTATTTTTAGCACAGATTAATGCGCCACTACAGTCAATTAAAGTTCCAATCTCCATTCGCCTCGCCTATAATCTCCGTCAAAGGACTTAACCCAACTCACTCCATTCCACTTATATTGAACTAGAGTATAGATGTTTGTCTGATAAACAATAACATCGTCATGTTCTTGCGCCGAAAATACTACATGCCAAGTATCGCCATCCCACTCGATGATATCGTTAGCTTCTGCTATAAAGTCACTACCGTTGCTATTTTTCCAAGCATCTGGGCCGTCTTCGTTAAAGTTAAGTATATATGTTACAACACTGCCAGCAGAAATAATTTCGTCAGCTACGATATAAAAATTTCCGTTCCTGTTGGCTGAATTTGCACTAACCTCTGCATCGTCAACGAGTAATTTGAATTCATTAACTTTATCAAATGCTACACCTGTGTTGATAGTTTGAATCCTGCTAGTAGTAGTAAACGTATCTCTTACGCCGCCGCCAATGCCTTCAATGATAAGATATCTAGTACCTATTTCTAAATTGCTGGGACCGGTTGTAGTTGGATCAATGATTGCGTCAAAGGATCCCCACGAGTTTGAATCTCTAGCTGGACCTTCGATTGATGTATTTGATGGATATGTGTCTTCATCCCAATTAACAGACAAGAATGTGCCATCTAATGGATTTAAACTGATGTATCCAACGATCTCTGATCCGTCACTTTGTAGTAGATAAATTTTGCTGAGCCCTGCTTGGTAGGTTCCGGGGCTTTGATCAAGGATCATAGTCCAAGCTAGATAACTTCCTGGATCTGTATTGCTTACTAGTCTAATACTACCTTCAGTAACAACAATGTCAAAATTACCAATGGTAGTTTTTTGATTAAGGATAGGATTGCTAGGATATGCTTGACCGCCCATAATGTCGGTGCCTAGCCCGTCAATGTAACCGGTTTCTGGAGATCCAACTGTGCTAAAGACCCCAGCAATGATGTTAGTAACAACACCGAGTTTCTTAACCTTAGCTGGAGGTGTGATCCATATAGGTGTTTCTAAACTTAAACTAGCAACGTCAATGCTGATGTTAGTACCTACTGGGATCGATCTTGAACTAAATGTTACATCACCTAGTTCAACAACACTTAAACTGGTCCAGTCAACAAAATTGTCTGTAGTCTGTATTTCTAAACTTGGATTAAACAATACTAAAATTTGTTCTAATATCTGTAATTTTTGTTCTGTGCTAGTACTCCATATATCAACCTTAAGAGTTAATTTGTAGGGAGTAGGCATCAACCGTTCAACAGTATAGTTTTGTCCTTGTTGACTAGTATATGAACCGTCTTCGATAGATCTTTCTCTAATATGTACTTTTCCTACGTGAGTAGCATCACCTAGTCTAGTTCTATCAAGATCTAAATCAGTAACATAAACTGCGATCCTTGGAGCAGAGTTTAGATTGTTTTCAGAACCTTGATTGATTAAATGTGCAGCCTGGCGATCAATGTCGCCGTACATTACTGGAACTCGTTGGAGAGTGCCGTCGCCGTGTTTGACTACAAAGTTAGACATTAAACGAATAACTTGTATAATATATCTTCTTATTTGACCGTCGTAGAAAAACTGCATTATAGATCCGCCTTAGGTTTAAGTGCCTTAGAAAGTGCTTGTCTTTCAGCTACTTCTTCTCCAGCAATAGTATCAGTATTTGTATTATTAATGAAACCGGTTTTAAGAGTGCTACGAGAATCGGTATTTGTTAGTGTATGTCGTACAGCATCCTCTCTCTTGATCCAGCGTATACCGTCAAATCTAAACAGACGATTTGGAAAGAAGTCTGTTCTTAAGAAATAGTCACCGTCAACGGCACTGGCTGGGAAAGCAGTACCATGACCAAAATCTACACCATTGTCTGGTATACCGTCTCCTAATAAGTAACCGGTATATCCACTCCTCTTTGGTCTCTCAGCCATGCGACTAGCATCTAATGTTGTAGAAGAAGTATCTATATCTGTTTCATCTGCTGTCTTTAACAACGGTTTACCTTGGTCGTCAACTGCTAGTGTATAGAATTGTTCAGTTTGGTATCCGCTCAGTGGCGAATCAGATTCTGCTTGAGCTAGTACAGCATCATTGATTTCTAACTCTTTAGATTTAGTACTGAGAACTTCTTGTAGGCTAGGTCCGGTATAGGTGCTGAAATAATCTGTATCTGTTGGTAAGTTACCTGTAGTTTCTGCGGTTACTTGATATAAACTGCCTTCATATCTAACAACATCTCCTACTTTATATGTTGTTGTAGAACTAAATTCACCTTTGAAGTTAACATCCGAATCAGCAGGCTTAACGAGGATATCTGAAAACTGTTGCTGGTCATTAAACTTACTTAATTTTAATCTATATAAATGTGGATACCATGTCTTGCTAAATCCTTCTGCGGCTCTAGCAACATCACTGATAACAAAAAATCTTGGTAGGGCTATGTCGTGATCGTTGAGGGCGTGTTCATCTCTCAAATGCGGTAACTCAACAACATCGCCGGCTACGGGTTTACGACCTATGTTTTTAACAAAGTCGTTGATGTGTACAGTCATGAAAATCGTATCGTTTTCAATAAACAAAGCAAATTGACTTAGATTAAAATCAATATCTTGTACATTGTATACACCACGTATTCTATAGATATCAGAACTGTACTTCCTATCACGATTTTCTAAAAATAATAGGTCTTGTATGTTAGTTTCTTTAACAACGTCATACTGCGGTTGATCAGC